TCCTCCAGATGTAGCCGAAATGGATATCGGGATGTATTTGTGTAATTATAACATTGCTAAAACTAAAGAAAATGAGAGTTAAAGTATTGACAGTAAAACAGCCGTGGGCCTCATTGATCGTTCACGGTATCAAAGATATTGAGAACCGGAGTTGGCAAACAAATTTTCGTGGACGTGTACTTATACATTCAAGTGCAAAGGGAGATATTGCTAAGTTTGGTTGCTTACAGCCAAGCCAAAGATTAAAGGTGCTCAATACACCTATGAGCCGTATAGGTTTCAACGATCTTCCTTTTGGCTCCATCATCGGTAGTGTAGAGATTGTAGACTGTGTGCAAAATCATCCCTCAATATGGGCGGATAAAGGTGTTTCTCACTGGGTACTCACTAATCCCGTTCTCTTTGAAAAGCCAATTGAAAATGTAAGAGGGAAATTAGGATTATGGAACTATGACTGGGAGGAAACAATATGAAATACAAAGTTACAAGAGTTGAGTTAATAGATAGCATTTTAAACAAGTCCGTAGTTAACAGAGTACAAGATTTAACGGATGATATCGAAGTATATCGAAAGGAATTAAAAGAGGCACATAGATGTAAACGTGTGCTTTTGGTGTACGAAGAACTGCAAAAATAAAAGCGGCTGGCGTAATTTCGCCAACCACTCTCATAAGCACAAAGCTTATAGCTATTAGGAACAGCAAATATATAAAATCTTTGTGCTTATGGCAAGTAAAGCAGTAAATAATTACATAACAAAACGTTACGAACGCTGGCTTGATTACTCTTTGTATCATTGTGGGCTTGCCGGCATTCCTGATGAAGCGACAGATGTCTTGAATGAGGTTATTTGTTCGCTCCTTCAAAAGAAAAACAGGTTGCTGGACAAACTACTTGAAACAAAAAAAAATGGCTATACAGAGCTTGATTTCTTTGTTTTGAAGATGATAAAGCTAAACGCATCCTCTCCTACTTCACAGTATAGGAGTAGATACAAGCCCCTGCCTGTGGACGATAATGTAGATTATTCAAGGCTGGATATTGAAGATATCCCGGATGAATCAGAAGATAGAAATACTGAAATACTAAATAAACTGCATTTAGTAAGAGATACGTTTGAAAGCCTTGATTTAGGTCCGGTAGCAGCTCGTGTTTTTGAGTTTCATTTCTTCCAGGACGGTAATTTTTCCGACTGGGAAGGTCCGGAAACATTGAAACAACTATATGAGATTTATAACGGAGTGCAGGAACTTATTAGAAAGAAAATAGCCGGGGAAACTATATTTTAGTGAAAATTCCTTGGTCATGGAAGAAAAAGTAGAAATTAAGATTGATCCCCGGAACTATCGTATCCATGGGGACGAAAACAAGCGGCTTATTCATAAAAGCCTCGTTGAATGTGGAGCCGGTCGGTCCGTATTGGCCGACCGTGACAATGTGTTAATCGCTGGAAACGGCGTGTATGAGGAAGCTCAAAAGTTAGGTCTCAAAGTGCGTATTGTAGAGTCTGACGGAACGGAGCTCATTGTTATTAAACGCAAAGATTTATCTACGGAAGATGAAAAGAGAAAACTGCTAGCCTTGGCAGATAATCATACTTCCGATACTTCTCGTTTTAACTTCTCTGCTATCGTTGATGATTTTAATCTTGATATGTTAGGTGAATGGAATTTGAATATTCCTAACTTCAACATTGATGAAGATAAATTGGACGATTTCTTTAGTGGGAGTACTCAACCAGCTTCAAAAAAAGAAAAAGTGTTGATCTGCCCTTTCTGTGGAAGAAATGTATATGAAAAGGAGGATGACGATGAATAAACGAGTTATTACCTATAATCAAGTAATTGGTTTTCATTCCTATCCGGATGCACCTCCTTCATGCATTTATTTATCAGCACGGCATCGGCACGTATTTGTAATACGATGCAAGTTCGAGGTTTCACACAATAACAGAGAAATTGAAATTTATACGATGCAGAAAAAGCTAGAAAGCACTTTGCAGAATGAATTTGGATCACCATGTGAATTTGGTTCATATTCATGTGAAGATATTGCGCAATGGCTTCTAAATCGTTTTTCTAGTATGAATGAAGTTGAAGTATTGGAGGATGATTTCGGTGGAGCCGCTATTCAAAGATAATCTTAAAGTTCATTTTGCAGGATGCGAAAATCTGGATAAACTAACGGCACTTCATACTGTAGGAGTAAAGTATTTCCTTTTTACATGCTATCCATTCGTCAAACAAATGATTAATGGCAAGCTTTCAAATAAAAATAGAAATAATATCATTCCTTCATTAGTATCTTCTCTTGGTGAGCATGCAATAATGGATTCCGGACTGTTTACTTTAATGTTTGGAGCAAACAAAGGAAAACATGATGAAGAATTCTTATACACTTGGATGTTGAAGTTAGTCGAATTTGTGAAAGAAACAGGATTCACTGGAACATGTGTTGAAGTTGATTGCCAAAAAATTCTTTCCCCAGAAATTGCCTGGAAATTCAGAAAAGAGATGAAACGTCTTCTTCCTGATAACAGGATAATCAACGTTTTTCATCTAGAAGACGGAAAGAAGGGACTTGATCGCTTGATAGACTTCTCGGATTATATTGCAATAAGTGTTCCAGAGTTGAGAATACATAAGAATCGAACCTACAAAACAGATGTTGCCTATCTGACTAGATATATCAAGAAGAAAAAGCCTCAAATTGATATACATCTGTTGGGATGCACCGAATCCAAAATGTTGAAAGAGAATAGCTTTTGCACGAGTGCTGATAGTACAACTTGGAGTGCTATTGTAAGATGGCCGAAACTTCCATTTGTCATTAATGGGAAGAAACTAACAAAACACATTAAAAATTTAGATGAATCAAAGTTATTAGAATTTTATGCAGAAAGTATCGATCAATTAGTAAAAAAGTATCGATTCAATCCTCGCTCTAAACCCACTTTGGCAAAAATTTGTTTGGCCGGTGAGTTATGTTTGCATGAATATGATTATTTATTAGGTAACCAAAGATGAAATTATGTACATAGTAAAAAAGCGTATTGAAATTTCAGCTTCACACAGTTTGAAGCTATCTTACGAGAGTAAATGCCAGAGCCTGCACGGACATAACTGGATTATTATTGTCTGGTGTCGTGCAAAGACATTAAATCAAGATGGTATGGTAGTCGATTTTACACATATCAAACAGAAGATCCAGGACAAACTAGATCACAAGAATCTGAATGAGATACTTCCCTTCAATACAACTGCGGAGAATATGGCAAAATGGATTTGTGATCAGATCCCGGGATGTTTTAAAGTAATGGTACAAGAATCTGAAAATAATATTGCGTGGTATGAAAAAGATTAATGAGATTTTTTACAGTATACAGGGAGAAGGTTATCGTACTGGTACTCCTGCTGTTTTCGTTCGTTTCTCTGGATGCAATTTGAAATGTCCCTTCTGTGATACACAACATTCTTCCGGAAGAGAAATGTCGGATGAGGAAATTATCAAAGAGGTTTGCTTCTACCCTACCCGCTTCGTTGTTTTGACCGGTGGCGAGCCGGGATTGCAGGTAGATCAAGAGTTTATCAATAAGCTCCATCAGGCAGGGAAGTTCGTTCAGATAGAAACAAACGGGACAGTTCCCCTTCCTATCGGCATTGATTGGATTACTTGCTCGCCGAAAGAAGGAAGCAAAGTTTTTGTTGTCAATCCTCACGAAATAAAAGTCGTCTATACAGGGCAAGATCTGTCAACCTATGAAGCC